GATTACCTTGTCGAATTCGTAGCTACCCATGGTTGCCCGCACAATGCGGTCGGCGTCCACTCCGCTCGCTGCGCTCAGCTCCCGGATGATAAGCATCTGTTTGGACATCTCCGCGGTGACAAACAGCACCCCGCTGCCAGCCTTGGCCGCTCCAGTTGCCATGGTCAGCGCCAACTCAGTCTTGCCAACCGACGGATAGGCTGCGATGTAGGTCAATTCGCCTTCGAGCAGACCATGTGTGTCAAAATCGACACAACCAGTTGGCACACTTGGCACACTTTTCCCCTCAGACGCGCTCTCGATGGTTCTGAGGGCTTCTGACATCGCATCCTTATGCGGGCATACCTCAGCCCCGCGAAGAGCCTCAGCGGCTCTGAAATCGTCCACAGAGGCCAAAATTTCGGCCACGGTGTGAGTTCCCTGCTCCAGCCCCTTCGCGGCCCGGTGGAGCATTTCGGTCCACGTCCGGGCCGAGTTCTCCTCGCGCTGCTGCTCAATCCACCCCTCAATAACCTCATCGCCGGGAAGTATTTGTCCGTCGGTTATTGAAAATGCTAGGTTTTTCAGTTTTTCTTCGCCAAGCTCATCGCTGACGGTAAGCGGGTCGACTGGCTTATCGTCCGCTTTCAGCGCCTGCATGGAACTCAGCAGGGCCGCCAAGTCGCGGTTGCGCAGTTCGCTGGGCTCGATGGCGTGGGAGTCCATCGTGCCCTGGCCCATCATCTCGCCGATGAGCAGCGCTGCGACAATCGCCACCTCGCGGTCTTGCCGGTCGAGCCTCAAACCAACCCCCCCGTCCAGCTGTCGACGGGGCTCTGCCCGCCCTCGCGTTCGGCCAGCCAATCCCAATCAGGCTCTTGGGGCCGGTCCTTGAGGCCCGGAAAGACGAACTTGAACCCGCGGGCCTTCTTCGGGATGTCGCCCTTGACCACCTGGCGGTGGTGCTCGTCGATGATGCGCGTGGCGCCGTGCTCGCCGTACTCGGTCAGCACCTTTGAGATGCGAATCAGCAGGTCGGGGTCTTGCAGGAAACCCCTCGGCTTGAGGTTGTGCAGCTTGGCGTGGTGCTCCCGAAGGCGCTGGATGGTCTGCTCGTGTCCGTCCGGAACTGTGTAGGCTGGTGTGTGTGTGTCTGGTGGTGGTGGCGTGGTGTCGAACATCGGGTCGTGCTTGCGTGCTCGCGCGCTGTCCGCGTCACAGTCACAGTCCAAGTCAAAGTCTAAGTCATAGGTGATCTTAGTCGGGAGTTGTGCTGGAGTACTCCCGTCTTGGTCTGGAGTTGTACTGGACTTGTCTGGTCTTGGGACGTCCGGTGAGCCTTTTCTTCTTCTAAGTCGCTGGTTTTCGTCGTGCCCCTCAATGTAAATCCATGGATCTCCCTGGTGCTTCCAGTACCGTACAAGTCCGATCCTAGTCAGGAGTTGTACGGACCTAGTCAGGAGTTGTACGGAGTGGTCGGAGAATGGCGCCAGTGTGGATTTCAGGGTTCCCGGATCTGCCGGGAGCATACCCCACGAATCAACTGCGCCGACCAAGATGCAGTAGACCCAACGCGTGGTGTCGTCTGGAATTTGCCTCCACTTTTTGGAGCGCACAAGCTTGCTGGATTTCAGAAGATGGCCGTTCTTCATTCGTCACCGCCAAACACAATTTTTTTTCAAAACGGGGCGGGCCAGCGGCGCCCCTGAGTCGCAGACGAACACCATTTTCTGGCTATGCCGGCCACCCGGGACCACCCCGGGCCCTAGAACGGGATGTCTTCCTCGTTGATGGGCTGGTCGTCGTTGCCGTACTCGCCCTGGGGCCGACCGTAGCCGCGCTCGTAGTCCTCGTCGCCGCCGTGGCTGGTGCGGTAGTAGTTCTTGGGGATGTTTTTGTTCGCCACCAGCCTCCCGTTGACCGGGAAGCTGTTCAGGATGATGTTGAATCCCTTGCCGCTTTTGGTCTCGAACATCACCCCGCAGCGGGTCCAATACGTCTTGCCGTCTTTCTCAATGGGCGTCGCTAGGTTGTAGTAGTCCATCAGTCACCGTCCTGCGAGGCGCCGTTTTCGGCGAAGTCGTCGATCATGGCCGCCAGTGCCTCGAGCCGCTTCGCCGTAAAGGTGCGCTTGTCCTGCGGGTTGATGTCGCAGCTGGACATGAATGCCGCCATGGCCTCGTCTGGCACCTTGGCCGCCTTGGCCTGCTTTTCGACGTCGCCGAAGCTCAACTTCGCCCCACCGCCGATGGCCTCGGCCACCTCCTGGCTGCGGCTCTTGCTGGGCTTCGAGGTCTCTTTTTCGTCGTCCTTGTCGGTGGCCTGCGGCTCCGGAAAGGCGTCATCCAGTGTGATTTCGCCGTCGCGGATGGCGTTGAACAGGCCGATCAGGTCCTCCAGCTTGTCCAGGCCGACGTCGGCCAAGGCGCCTACGCCGATGCGAGCGAGCAGGCGCTCCTGGTCGACGCCCAGCTTGCTGAACTGTTCGACCATGCGGGTGCGCCTGCTGTCCAGCGTCTGGGCGTCACCGACGGCCACCTGCCGGGCGGTCTGGTAGACCTCGTCGATGATGGAGCGCGGCACCACCCGGAACATGGCGTTGCGTAGCGCGATGGACGTCGCCGCCTGGCACGTGGTGTTGATCATGTCGTCGTTGTAGCGCTTGCCGTCGCGGTTGGTGATGCGCCGACGGATTTCCTGGCGCACCAGCACGTTCGTCTCCATATCCCAGACGGTCGCCTGGGCAGTGACGTGCCGGGCACCCTCTTCCACGATGCGCGATTCAGCCCGCAGGTTGCCCCAGGTGCTGGCCAGGATTTCCGCCAGGCGTACCGAGGGGCCCTGGATTTTCTTGCCCGCCCGCGGCAGCACGTAGAAGCACCCCTCGGCGATCTGCTGGCTTTTCGTCGCCATTGTTTTGGCGGCCTTGACGGCCCGGTCCAGCGACCGGGGGAACTTCTTGGCGGTGGCCACCTGCATGTCGACTTCTGCCTGGGTGATTTGCTGTGCGACTGCCGGGCTCTGCCCGGCGGTCATGATCTCGGTCGGCTCCATCGGTTCAGTCCTTTCTCAGGGTGACGGTCAAGCGCCGTGACCCCGGTTTGCGTTCGGTGTGCTGCTCGATAAGCGTCTCGGCCACGTCGGCGTCGGCCGCCACGGCTTTCCAGTCGACGACCTCTCGGTCTTTCGACTGCTTCCAGGTGACCTTGAACTTGCCGCCGGCTATCCCCTGCCGCTCGCCGATGATCTCCTGCAGCCGTGCGGCAGCCAGGTTTTTCTTCTCCTTGGCCCGCTTTTCCAGCTCGCGGGCGTCGTCGTAGTCGCTGACGTAGCGCTGGATGCGCTCGAGCTGCTCGCCCTCCGGCTCGAGCACCTCGTCGCTGGTCTGCTGCGAGTAGAACTGACGCAGCCACCGGCCGGGGTCGGCCGTGCCGGGCGCCACCGGCGGCGGCTCGCGCCTGAGCACGTACTCCCAGAACGGCTCCACCTTCCCCAGCAGGGCTTGGTAGAGGTCCGGATTGAAGTCCACCCGGTACGTCTGCAGCTTGCCGCCCAACAGCGCGCCGACGATGGCCTGGTCCAGGTTGGCCGCCGCCATTTCCCACGTCACCTGCGGGAGGTAGTACGTGGGAATTCCGTCCGGAACTGCTTGCGGATCGGCCCAGTCTCGAGCTGTCCGCCACCCGGGCGACTTCACCTCGGCGACGGCCACCGGTCCCGTGTCGTCCGTCGGCAGGTAGCATAAGCCGTCCGGTGTGGCGATGACCAGATCGTGGTCCGGCGACCGGATGGTCTGCTGGTCTGTGTCGATGATGACCCCCTCGCGGTCGGCCATCCACCGCAGCAAGGCCGACTCGAGGTAATTACCGCGCTCCATCGCTTCGTTCTGCTCGAGGGGTTCCGATAGCCCCAGCTTGTCAGCCCATACGTCTTGCGGGCTCTTCCAGGGGCTCAGGCCGGCCACGGCGGCCACCTCGCTGCCCGACACCCCGGTCTTCCGAATGGCCAACTGTTCTTCGCTCAGCATGCGCACCTCCACGCAAAAGGCCCCGGCAGGGCCCAACACACCAGGGGACGGGGATGGTGGTCAGGCCCTGCCGGGGCGTATGTCGCTTGCGGATCTAGGTGTCCCCTGGTGCAGCATACCGGGTCAGTGCCCGGTGATGGTCAGCTTGTCAAGGGCGAATCCGCGGGAAACTGCTCGGCCGCGCATTCGTCGCAAATACCGTGGGATATGACCCGCGGTGTTCCTTCTTTGAGCACCCTACCACACCAGGCACACGTTTTCGTCTGTCCGTGTGTGGCTACATCGTGGCAGCGCAATGCCGCCTCGAGCAGCAGGATTGACTTCCCCTGCCTGCTCGTGCCCACGTCGTCAAAGGCCCGGAAGTGCGCGTCGAGGACCTTTTTCGCTTCCGGATCGCCCTCTTGGGCGCGCTTCATGATGTGCGCTGCGTGATTGATGATGTACTCGCGCCAGACGTCAGCTAGCAGGTCCAGCGGTGTCTCGCCATTCATGGCACAAGCCTCTGTACCAGACTGACGAATGTCCGCACGGACATCGTAGCCGTTTCTGGGTTCTCAGCCCCCCGCTCCAACTCTTCCCAGGCCCGCAGCAAGCGCCTTAGGCCCTTGGCGTATGAGCCCCTTCCGAGTCCCTCAAGGATCTCGCGCTGCCTTGGTTCTACTCTCATTGAAATGTTCTCTGTCTTTTTCATGGCTCCCTCTGTCTGACCTCAAAGCCCGAGCAGGCGGCTGTGCAGGGCGACCGCCCCACCACCTGCCCGGGCGGTGGGTCTACGCTCTGCTCTCTTCCGTCGCATCCAGCAGATCCAGGCCGTAGCTGCACAGATCGGCGATATGAGTCCAGGTCAAGCGGCCGGTCGATCTGTAGTAATCCTCGACCGCGTCACAAGCTCCGCTGAATGCGCCGCATGGCGTCTCCTCGTTTATCACGTCGCCCACTGGGCAGGGCGACGCTTTCGATCTATTTGGCAGGCCTCCCCCATGACCACAGCAGTAATAGCGGCAAAAGCCGCAGCCCGGAGAACTTATCAGTATCACCAGCATATCCGATGGGGTGGCGCCTTGGGCTCTCGCGGCAGACAGTGCAGTCTCCAGCTCCAGGTAGCCTCGCGCTATCTCCAATGTAGACTTTAGCTTGCCTCGCGTCATTTCCAGCGCTTTCCTAAACCTGTCCATGGTGGTCCCTCCCCCCTCAGTCCTGGGAGCCGCCGATGGGCACGGCGACCCATAGCTCGCCCTCGACGCTGTAGCCGCCGCCAAACCGCTTGTCGATGCGGCTGCCGAGAGTGAGCTGATAGTGGGCCTCGATTGGCTTATCCTGCTCCAGCCGGTAGCCATCCGACCGGCAGGTAACGACCGTCAGCCCGGTCTTGCGGGCGATGGCCCTGCAGACGGCCCCGATGGGCCACTCGCCGGCCTTTCGCATCGCGTAGTCAGGGAGATCGACCACGCGAGATAGCCGCCCCCACGCGTCGTAATGCACTCGCTGGCTCATGTCCCGCCTCCTCTCAGTCCTGCGCCTTGGCCACGGCCGCGTCGTAGGCCGCGACAAGGGCGTCCATCCGGTCGGCCGCCTCGAGGGCCGCGAACTCAGTCAGCAGCTCACCGTCGCCCGCCTCGACCGCCTCGCGCCGCCACTGCGCAAGGGTCTTGCTCGTATCCAGCCGAGCGAGCGCCTCGGCCGAGCTAATGTCTTCGGGGCGGGTATCGGCCTCGAGGTCCTGGTGATCGATGTCTTGGCTGACCAGCATCTCGGCCGTGTCGGTCACGTCGATGCGCTCGCCGTAGTCGGCCAACGCCTCGGACAGCGCCTCGGCCATGGCCTGCTCGGCCTCGTTGTAGCCGTGGTGCTCCACGAGCTCCCGCATCTCCTGCCACACCGGGTCGCGCTCGGCGACCTCGAGGCACAGGTCCAGCTCGTAGCCGGCGCGTTCTTCTGCTCCCACCCGGGCGACCATCTCCAGCACGTCTGTCCCACTGTCCACCCACTGTCTTGCGATCGTCTGTGTCCGTGTCCGTGTCATTTCCCGTCCCTTTCTCGGGCAGTAGGCCCGCAGAGACGCCCGAGCGGACTCGGACGCCTCGACTGGACTACTGCCGGCTATTCGGCTCGCGACTCGAGCCAGTCAAGCAAAAATGCGCCGGCCCGCTCCAGAGCGCCTCCCAGGGTGGGCTCGGCGATCTTCGCGCTGACCGTCTCGGTGTCATCATCAGTGGTGATGTCCACAATCCATGGGCGATCGGGGCATCCGACAACCTGTACTGTGTACCAGCCGCCGTTATGCTCCCATGCGTTGTCGGCGACCTCTGTCCATTCGATTGGAATCGCGGCTTTCATTCCTCGCCCCCTTCCGGCTGCGGTCCGTACAGTGGGTCGATCTCGCCGGTGTGCAGGTAGTCTGCACAATCGGCGCACACTGACAGCGTGTCTCCGGTCCGGTCCAGGGTCACCCGGTAGCGGGCCCCGTGCGTCCGTGTCTCGCACACGTCGCACGGGTCCAGGCTGTGCTCGTCGTGCGGCTGGTCCATCTGGACCGTCACGACGTCCTGCACTGGCGTGCCCGGGCTGAGTGCCTCGCACGCCTCGATGATGTCTTCGTGCCGGCTCATCATCGACCCCCCTTCCGACGCGCACCGCTAAACAGTGCCACTGTGCACCCCAGCGCGGCGCAGCAAATCCCGCCCGCCCACGGCAGGATATCCACGATCGCGGCCAGCTCGCTCCAGTAAATGCCTTCCATGTCCGTCCCCTTTCTGCATCAAAAACCCGTCCCAGCCCGTCTCTCCCTATCTCCCGTCCAACCAGCCCGTCCATCCTAGCTGCCTTGCATACGTAGCACATAGCATGCCAGGTAAGCGGACACGTAAAATCAAGCACTTACAGGCAGTGGCTTCCCTCCGTGCTATGCAAAATGTACATTTTGCTGTGCAAAGTAGACCTATTTGCATAGTCCTTCCCTTCCTTACTTCCTTCCTTCTATTAATAGTATATATTAAAGCCACGGCCCAAACCGATGGCACAAAGTGTGGGAAGCGTGCTACTTGGGTGGGTAGTTTCGCACCCACTGTCGGATTTCCGACACCCCCTCAAGAGAGCTCTAGCTGCACCATATTGGAGCGTAGCCCGCAGCACACATGCTAGAATGAGTCTAGGAAATACAGCCTAACAGCCCAGATTATCAGCTTATTCCAGAAAAGTTTACATAAACACGGTTATCGGACCGTGCCGCAAACCCGCTCTGCTGGCGGCTATGCGAGGCCGGCATTCCTCTCGGCTGAGCGAAGCGCTGCGGCAGGTGTAGCCCAAGCACTGAATGCAGCCCATGGGATACGGCGCTGGGTGCGAGGCCGGCACCCCTCCACCCCGTTGTTATTCATGTGAAAATACCCCTGGGGGGGGGTCTTGGGAAGGGGGTTTGTGGAAAAATTCCCGACGCGAAGGTTTTGAATGCCCCCGCGCCACTCTCGCTGACGTCGCCCGTTCACGGAACTGCCCGCCTGGTGCGACTTGCGCGGGGTTGGGATGTTGGATACGCCCTGAGAGTCCATATGAGCCGCCCTGAGCGGTCTCACGGCGTGGGCGCTTGTCAGGCATTGCCCGGATCGCGAAAGCCCTCAGAGAGGCTTGTATGGGCTCTGGAGAGGACATCGTTCTTTTCGCCCATGGAGAGCCCACGAAGTAGGTGCAAAGCCACCCGCTCGTCGTGAGATTCTGGCTCGGCTTGGTCGATGGACTCGGAAACCACGAGTTGAGCAACAAACCCTGGAGAACAGTGGTTCTCGAGCACCTCCAGGGCTAGATCCCTGCCCTCGGAGGCGATGCCCTCGAGGGCGGCCTCCATGCCCTGGACGTAGGTCATGTGGAGCAACATGTGGGCCAGGCGCCGGACGTCTTCCGGCAGGACGTAGGGGGGCTTACTGGTGGGGGTAGCCATGCTTTTTGTCGTGCTCCTTGACTCGCGCCAGAACGGCCATCATTTCGCCGCAGCGCTTGGATGATGCCTGGAGGGCACTGGAGCGGGCCTCTGCGATTTCGTCGGTGCAGTTGCACTTGGCGGTGCTTCCCCCGAGGAGGATGCCTCCGACGAGGCCGGTGATCAGCATGGTGATGGCGACCATCATCAACAGGAATCCGTCACGCATTGTCTTGCTCCTTTCGCATTCGGCCGACCGACACTGCCCCCGCGAGACACATGGCGGCGAGCAGCAAGTTGAACTCGGAGCACCTGATGATTGCCCAGGTGGAATTCCACAAGCACCCGAACCAGAAAAGATGCTTGGAAAGCCATAGTGCTTTCATTTGTCAAGCCTTTCCCCCGGCATCCAGATGCGGGGTGTTCTGGCGCGAACACGGTTGGCCGCCTCGCGCATTAGTTTGGCTCCCTCGTTTTTACCCAGGGGGGTCAAGACGTGCCTGTTGATTTGGGGCACACTGTCGAGTTCCTTTTTGCCATGGTTGGGGTTGCACATGCCGCTGCAGGCCATGAGCGTTTCGACTGAAAACCTGTCGATCAGGCTGAGCAGCTTGGGCCGGGAGGTTTTGGCCAGCGAGTCCTCTTCGGTGTAGCGCTCGCCGGTGAGCTTTTCCCATTCCTCGGGGTCGAACTCGCGGTGAGTTCTCGGCAGAGGCTTGGTGTTGCCGGGCCCTGGGATGTGGGGTGTGGGAAGTCCCCGGGGGGAGTAGCGCACCAAGTCGAGCTGCGGATTGCGGGCGACGAACGTGTCGAGATAGCGGGCGCCGTGGACGTAGTGCGTGTAGGTGAACACTCGCTCGCCGTGGTTTCCGAGAGCCGGCATGATGCACATGCCGCCGATTTCGGGCTGGGAGTAGTCGGCGCCCACGAGCAGGATTTTGCGGAATCCGATGCGGGTAGCGATGAGCACCATGACTTCGGTGACGGTGGCCATGGCGGGGGTGTCTCGCATGACCCACAGGCCCAGATCCCGCCAGAGGGGGTAGTGCATGTGGGCGCCCTTGATGGCGTAGTAGTAGGCCGAATTGCCGTATTTTTCGTGTAATTTCGGGCTGGTCATGGCCTCGGCCCACAGGCCGTCGGCTGTGCCGTCGAGGGCGTGTTGGGCCACCTGGTCGGAAACGTCAGCGATGACGGCGTAGTCTGGCACGATGCCGACGCCGTTCAGCTTTTCGAGCGACTGGGCGGCGGCGACCAGGGTGCAGTCCGGGTGCCCTGCGATGAGCGAGCCGACGAACTCGGGGTCCATCGACGGCCCGCCGGTGCACATGATGCACATGTGGTCCGGCTCGACGGTGCCGAACAGCTCGTCAATGAAGTGCATTTTGCCCATGCGCTCGAGAACCGACACCGCCCTGGCGGACTTGATCATGTGCTGGGGCATCATCGAGTCGACGTTCAGGTTGCGATCGAGAATGTTCTGGGTGTAGTTCGATTCGAACCGGTAGGTCTCGGAGCCGTGCGGGCAGATGAAAACGGCGATGTGCTCGTCCTCGCCGTCGATGTAGGGCTGAATGGCCTGGTCCAGGTCCTCTGGGGTATGGACCCACCGAATGGCGTCTCGGTTTTCGACCAGGTCGTCCTGCAGCCCGACCATTTCGTCGTAGCAGATGACGGGCGGAACATCGTTGCCGTCGGAACTCAGCTCATCGTACAGGTACGACACGAAGTAGCCCAGCTCGCCTCCGATGACCAGGGCTACCGTGCCGCCAATTCGACGGAAGTCGTTGGCGGTCTTTTGAGCGTACTCCAGGGCTGCCTCGCTGGGTTTTTCGGTGGGGTGCATCATTATGCCGCTAACCACCAGGGCGTTCTCGCCCTTCGGGGTGCGGTAGATGAAGAACTCGGGCTGGGTGCTCAGCCCGCCGCGGACGAAGTCGGACTTGACCACGTCGCCCTTGATGTTGTGGTGGATGGTGAATCCTTTGCTTGCGTCCTTGGTTGCTCTTTTGAGCCTGCTGGACATGTGTCCTCCTTTGGAAGTTGAGTGCCAAGCCGGCACTTGACTGTCAAGAAGGAATGTCGGACAATTTCATCCAACCAAGGAGGCGACATGCCAACCTATTCGTTCAAGTGTGCGAAGTGCGACAGGCCCCTGGGAGAAATTCTTTGGTCTGACCCGGTCAAGCGCGTGTTGGCGTTTGGCGACGAGGTCGCCATTCCCAACAAGAAGTGCAAGTGCGGCAGCACCACGTTTCGCAAGGACGTGTCGGGTCCGGCGGCGCGCATGACGGTGCAGTGGATGCCCTAAGCGTGGCATCACCAAAGCGCAAGGAAAGCGAGACCGAAGCGCACAGGCGCCGGCGGGCAAAGCGCTTGATGCGCGACGAGGTTCGCGCGCTCTACACCGACGTCGAGCGGTTTGCCGAGTGGTGTGAAAAGGTCGTCCGCATTCGACCCATTGAGGGCGGCCGCGTCATACCCTTCAAACTGAACCCCATTCAGCTGTGGTTCGTCCGTCGGTTCGTCATTCCGAACTACAAGCAGGGCTACCCCATCCGAGTGATTATTCTCAAAGCACGGCAGATGGGGTTTTCGACTCTCATCGAGGCCTTCGCCCTGTGGTGTACGCTCGGGCATGACGAGTGGAACACCATCCTGGTCGCTACGGACGATGACCAGGCGAGGCTGATTTTCGAGATGACCCAGCGCATGTACGACGAGATGCCGGTCAATGAGCTGCGCCTGCCGCGGTTCCACATCTCGTCGTTCACCGCCAACAATATCTGGTTCAAAAAGCCCTCCGAAAGGGTCAAGAAGTTCAAGTCGAACCGTAACGAGTGGTGGATAGACTTGAACTCCAAAATCCGCATCGCCTCAGCCGAGAAAAAAGGAGCGCTCGGTAAGGCGGGCACCTGGCAAACGGTGCACGGCTCCGAGGTGGCCGATTGGCCCCAGCTACGCAAATCCCTCGCTGCACTGTTGGCCGCATGCCACGACGTGCCCGAGACCAGCGTTTTTCTGGAGTCGACCGCGTTCGGGATGAATGAGTTCTACGACATGTGGAACCACCGGACCATCGGCAAGCTGAAAGTGCCCTACGACTGGCAGAACGTGTTCGTGCCCTGGTATTGGGACGCGAAGTACGAGATGGACGTCGAGGGCGACCAGCAGTTCGTCGACCAGGCCGAAGAGGCGCTCTATCGGCGCATCATGGACGACAAGCAGCTTTGGCGCGAGTTGGACCCGGACCTGACGGAAGACCGGGTGTGGCACAAGTTGTTCTGGCGCCGATTTACCCTGAGTCACAAGTACCAGGGCGACGTCGACGAGTTTTGCCAGTACTACCCAAGCTACGCCGAAGAGGCGTTCCGGTTCAGCGGCCAGTCGGTCTACAAAACCACCGAGCTGAGCCGCATCGAGACCATGGTCCGCGAGCCCACATGGCGCGGCAACCTGAACATCGTCAGCGAGCGCTTCAAAAAGTCCGCAGACTTCGACCGCTACGGCGTGCAGCTCGAGATCAGCATGACGCCGTTCGACTACGGCCGTTTCAAAATTTGGGAATACCCGCAGGAGTCGATGCGCTACATCATCGGCGCCGACATCGCCGAAGGGCGCGCATCCGAAGGCGTCAGCGAAGACCAGTCGAAATACGATTTCTCGTGCGGCCAGGTGTTCAAGGTATGCACGACGGACGAAATCCGGCGCACTGGATACTTGCTGCGCCAGGTGGCCTGCTGGCACGGCAACTGCGACCCCCACCTGTTCGGCTACCTGATGGTGGCCGTGGCGCAACTCTACAACTGGGCGTTTTTGGCCTGGGAGGCCAACGGTGTTGGCTCTGCGCTCAAGGGGCCCATTTTGGACCACTGCGGCTACAGGAACATCTACATGCGAGAGGACACCGACCGCATCGCCCGGCGTCCGGCGTCTATTCCAGGATGGAAGACCACCGGGCGGACCAAGCCCTACATGGTGTCGGTGGGGCAGATGCTCATCCACAACCGCGAGATGGAGATTGTCGACGCATCGACACTGAACGAGATGAAGTCGTTTAGCCAGATCGGGGAGAACAAGTTTGCGGCAGCCCGGGGCCACGACGACCGGGAGATGGCCAAGCTGGTCGCTGGCGTGGTGGCCGAACCGCGGCTCGCCAAGCTGAGGCGAGAGGCTGAGGTGGCGCAGCAAGAGGCAACCAGGCAGTTCGTGCCAGAGCCGGACGACGAATGGCAGCCTGGCATGGACGCCATTTTCGGAGATGAAGACTAGGAGGTAGCATGAACTTGAGACCACTGAGGGACTTGGTGCATCTCGAAATTCTGGACGACGAAGAGCGCAACGCGGTGCGCAAGGACTCGATCATCGAGCTTCCGCCGGAGTTCTACAAGGACGAGTCGAAGCTGTGCCGAGTGCGCGCCTGCGGGCCCGACTGCCGGGCTTCGGATTATGCCACCGGCGACTTGGTCCTCGTGCCACGAACAATGGAAATCGTGTCAGGCCGGGGAATACTTGTTCAAGAACAGGAACTTCTGTGCAGGTGTGAAATCTTCAGCTAGAGGCTTGACAGTCGGAATTCCGACGCGGTAGTCTGAAATAACCGCGCGGAGGTTCTGATGCCGAATCGATTGAGCCCCTTCGAGTACGTTCAGTACGCGATGAACACGCCGCTGGCCGCCGGTCAGCGTGAAGCCGACTTGAAAATGGCAGAGTCCGGGCCCAAGGGCAGCTTGCCGGCCATGGACATCTCCCCGCAGGGCCCGACCATGAGCGCGCCCCCGGTTCAGGGGCAGACCTTCTACAACTTCCTGCGACATCAGGACCAGGGTCAGATGCCACCCGGGCTCGAGCCGGTTTTGTTCGACGACTCCGTGCTATTCCAGCAGGCCGAGCCGAACGTCTACGAGAAGTACGAGAACGTGCCGCTCGACATCTCGGGCGCCAACGTGATGACCCAGGAGCCAACCACCCCAGAGCAGCAGCAGATCATCCGCGAACTGGTGCGGCAGTGGAACCAGGGCCTCGGCGGGGCACCGGCGTTTCCAGAAAAGCGCAGCGCCGCACCGCGCAACATGGGCGCCGACTGGAGGTTTGGCGAAGGATGACGGGACCCGTCATCGCGCTGGTGGCAACTATCGGCGCCCTTGTGCTACTCAACTCCTACCTGTCATGGGTGCTGATCGGCGTCATGCGAAGCAGCCATCGGACCATGCGCGAGGTGGCAGACTTGGCGCTTGACGACGCGCGAAAGCGCGCCAGCGGGTGGAACCGCAGAACGGTCAAGAAGCTGCGTGATCAACTCAACGAACGCTACATGAAGGCGTTTCAGTCTGAAATCGAAGAGGTGCGCCAACAGGCCCCCGAGGCTGGCGGCGGCGAAGTCAACGACGGCTACGAGCCAGTAAGGCGCGGGCCGGTCGACGGCTTCGACGATTCCGACTCGGAGTAGGGTCTTGGGCGAGACAGAGCGCAAAGATGTCGTATCGCTGGTCCGAGACCGCTACAGCCGCGGTTGCAAGAACCACTGGGGCTACTTCATCGAGGCCGAGCAGGCTGGGCTCTACTTCAAGGGCCAACAGTGGGCCCGCTACTACAACGGCCGCTACGTCCAGCCCAAGCGCAAGAAGTGGAAGGTGCAGCTCACCATCAACAAGCTGCCGACCATCGTCGAGTCCATCATGGCCACGATGCTGTCGGTCGAGCCCATCATCCAGACGGTGCCGGCCAGCGACCAGGACGAAGACCGCAAGGCGTCCAGACTGACCAAGAAGGCCCTTCGGGCCTACTGGCAAAAGGCCGACATGGAGATCAAGCTGCCGGACGCCATCCGGTACATCCTGATCCACGGCAATTGCTGGCTGCGCCCACGATGGGACCCTCGGGCTGGGCCCAAGGTCGAGATTTACAAGACCGAGATCGACGAAGAAACCGGCGAGGAGATCGAGACCGACGAGGTGGAGGAAGAGCGCGCGTTGGGTGACTTGGTGGTCGACGTGCTGCCCTACTCGTCGGTGGTCATCGAGCCCGGCGCGTCTGAGTTCAGCGACGCAGCCTGGGTCATCGTGGTTCAGTCCTTGCGGCGCCACGAGGTTGAAAAGCGGTTCGACGTGGAGTTGGACGAGCAGGACCTGGTCGGCCCGGACGACCTCGAAAAGCCGGTCTACTCGCCAAAAAGCCTCACGGGCGAAGAGGTCGACAACCGAGAGCGGGTCGACCTCTACCAGATGTACGAACGGCCGACCAAGAAGTTTCCGGACGGCCGTCTGGTCTACTCGACCTACAACCGCAAGCTGGCCGTTGAAACTCTGCCGGACGGCGAGATCGAAATCTGCCACATGCAGTCGATCAAGCTGGTGGATGAGCTTCTGGGTTCCAGTCCGGTCATCCAGTCGGTTCCGCTGCAGGCCGAATACAACCGGCAGCGGTCCGACATGGTGGAAAACCGGCGCCTTATGGGCAGGCCGAAGATACTTGCCCCAGAGGGCTGCATTCGCGCTGGCTCTTGGACTACCAGGCCTGGCGAGATTGTGCCCTACGACCCGGTCATCGCCCAGGGCCACGACCCAATCGTCGTCAAGCCGGTGGCCAACAGCCAGTCGGACTTCAGCGAGTTGCAGTTGACCAATGAGGAAATCAACGACGTAACCTCGCGCCACGAGGTATCGCAGGGCGAGACGTCGTCGTCGGTCAAGTCGGGCAAGCACGGCGAGTTGCTGCTCGGCAGCGACAACAAGCGGTTCTTGCCGACGATGATCATGGTCGAGCATGCGCTGAAAGACCTCGGCAAGTACATGGTCAAGATTCTTCGCCGCAACCTCGAAGATGAGCGGCTGATGACCATCACCGGCCGCACGCACGACACCGAGACGGTGGCCTTCCGCGGCGCCGATCTGGACGAAGAGTGCGACATCAAGTTTGAAATCGTCAGCCAGATGCCCTGGGACCAGGAGGCGATGCGGCAACAGGCCTTGGTGCTCTACAAGCAGGGCCTGATCGACGCCGCGGAGCTGAAGGCCAGGCTGCGCCAGCCTCTGGTTGACGAGCTTCACGAGACCGAGCAGACCGAGCGCATCAACGCCAGGGCCGAAAATGACATACTCGCCGAGGCTTACTTCCAGCCCGTGGGCACGGAAAAGCACGAGGTGCACATCGAAGAGCACCGCAACTGGATCAACAGGCCCGAGCAGTGGAAGCGCATCATCGAGGCGCGGGCCGCTGGCGGCGAATACCCGCCGGACGTCATGAACGTCCTTCGGCACATGGAAGACCATCGCAAGGCCATTCCGCAGCCCGCCGAGGACATTCGCAAGTCGCTGTCCATCCGTGGTGAAATCCCGCCACAGCAGGCGATGGAAGAGGTTGGCGCCGCGCTGCCCGGAAGACAGCAGGCGGACGCTCCAGCGCAACAGCCGGTGGATGAAAAGATGGGCTCGCCCGAGGGCGGCATGAGCGGCGAGATGTACGAAAGGGGTCAGCCAGGCCCAAGCGTCGGAGAGTAGCATGACCGATTGGCTCAACTGCACCGATTGCGGCAAACACCTGGCCAAAAGGCTGGAGGATGGCCGCTACGAGGTGAAGCACAAGAAGCGCCGAGCCGTGGTTGTGATCTCGACCGAGTACTGCCCCCGGTGTGGGACACCGAATCCAATCCCGCCACTGGCGCGGGTAAAGGAAAAAAAGAGGCCCGATGAGGCCCAGGTAATCAGCAGGCCCGCCGAGGCCACCCCATAGGAGGCATGAAATGCCCGACCAGGAAGAGCTCGAGCAAGAGCAGCCGACGGAACCCGACTACGAGGAGCCCGAAGGCCCCGAGGACGAGGAACCCGAGGCAGAGCCCGAGTTGGAAGCGGAACCCGGTTCCGAAGCGGAGCCCGAGCCCCAGCCAGAGCCGCTCGGCCGTCAGGACATCGAGGGGATGCTCAGCGGTATGGCTCAGCAGATGCAGGACCAGTTCGACCAGAGGATGCAGCAGATGCAGCAGCGGATGCTGCAAAACCAACAGCAACCCAGAGCCCAACGACCGAAGGGTCCGGAGCCGCACCCGTGGGCCACCGACCCGCTCAAGATGGTGGAAGATGGCGCCAATGCGGAGACGGCGCGGTTTTTCCAGTCGCTCGGCAACAGCTATCGCACCCAGTTCCAGCAGATGCAGAGCCAGTTCCAGGAGCAGCTGCGCGATGTGCAGAACCGGGTCGAGGCTGACCGGCTGGGCAGGCATTTCGAGTCCCAGCGCGAAAGCCTCATGTCGAAGCACGATCTGCCGGAAGGAGCAAAGCCGCTGGTGGACAAAATCATCGTCGGCACCTATACGATGATGCCCGAAGGCGGCGACCCCTACCGGCTCAACTTCGACAACGAGGTCAAAGCGCTGGCCGACATGCTGCAAGAGCGCAAGGTGGCGCACCAGACCGCCAAGAAAAAGGCGGCCGCCAAGCAGAAAGCGAAGCCCGGCGGTCCGTCCAAGAATGCGTCACCGACGAAGCCCGGGCGCAAGAAGCGCGAGATCAGCAACATGGACGACTTCGACGCAATGGCAGACGAGCTTGCGCAGGAGTACTTCGGCGAAGGGTGATGGGCTAGGGGCTAGGGAGGCCCCACGTCATGCCGAGACTGATGCAGACCGCAGGGAGTGGCCTAAGCGCCACTTTCGACGCAGACTTCAAGGAGCGATTCGACGACGGGATCCAGAAGCAGTACTCCGACTGGAACCCGTTGACCGCCTGGATGAAGGAGAGCGGCCAGATCAAGAAGAAGAAGCTGGGCGGCAAATACTGGACCTTCTATGCCGAGATGCATGCCGGCTCGAACGGCGCCGCGGTCGGCGAGAACGGCACCATCCCCACCTCGGACAACCCGTCCGGCGTGCAGGGCAACATCGACTACGCCAGGGGCTTCAAGGGCCAGTTCGAGATCAGCGCCGAGGCCATGGAGTACGGCAAGGGCAACGCCAACGTCTTCGCCAACGTGATGAAGCAGTCGGCACGCGCCTGCAAGTACACCGTCGAGCGGCTGTCCGGACCAGCGTTCTGGGCCGACGGCTCGGGCATCTTGGCGCAGTTGGCCGGTTCGGCCGCCGCAGGCGGCACGGCCAACGTCACCCTGCAGGCCACCGAGGACTACAACACCTGTCGGCCGGGCAGCCGGTGGCTGCACGTCGGCCAGCGGCTGGATGCGTTCACCTCGGCCGCGAGTCGGACCGCGTCGGCCAGCGAGGCTGGCTGCAGCATCGCGTCGACCACCCGCATCTCAAAGATCCTGAGCGACACGTCCATCACCCTGTCGGCGGCATCCAGCATCGCCACCGCCGGTGTGCTGACCAACCACGGTGAGCTGTCATCGGGCCAGCAGTTCTCGGCATACCCCGGCCCCATGGGCCTGTTGGGCCTGCTCAGCTCGGACTTCATGGAGAACGCCTGCGGAATCCACGCGACGACATATTCGCAGTGGGACTGCGTGCGCGCCCACAACTCCGGAACCGCCAGGCCGCAGACGACCAGCCTGCTCTACAACGCCTGGTGGAAGGCGGGACGCAACGTCGGCAGCGTGAAGCACAAGCCGGTGGCGTGGACCTGCCCGGACGTTTACAGCGACATGCTGCGGCTGTTCGAGCCCAACGTCACCTACAAGCCGACGGAGTTCAAGTTCGGCTTCAAGCCGATGGCGCTGATGATCAACGGCGTGAACATCGAGGTGCGCCTCGACTACTACGCGCCCAAGTACTGGTTCCTGCTGGACCCGAAGGCCCTGCTGTTCGTCAACAGCCGGCCCATCGGTCTGTGGCCGGACAACCAGAAGGTGTTCGAGCAGGTCTCGAACAAGACCAACCTGCGCCTGAAGTACTGGTGGGGTTGCAACATGGGCATCCTGAAGCGCAACTCGAGTGCCCTGATCTCCGACCTCGACGTCGACACCATCCAGCTGTAGTGGAGGTGGTTGAAAGGAGGGTGAGTCATGGCCGGTGACAAGGGCCTGAGAGAGCAGGAATTTCGCCTGGAGCACTACACGTCCATCGATGCGGCGAGCACCGTCGGCGTGGTCTACGCCCAGCGCGTGGCACAATCCGGCGGACGCCTGCGACGCGCGTCGTTCAGCGTGATCGCAGTGGACGGCAACGGCGGAACCGCCCTGCTCTACCTGAGAGGCAGCACCGCGCTGTCGACGTCCATCAGCATCGCGACGACCGGGGCGACCTACGATGCGTCGATCAAGGGCGGCGAGGTGATGTACGACAAGGGCGACGTGTTCTCCCTTCGAGTCAAGGTCTCCAGCGCCGGCGACGGCGTAAGGGGGGTGGCCTGCGACTTCGTGGGCTGGGAGGGCGCAGTCTAGCCCGGAACAACGTGCCCACCCGCTGGGGTGACCATCGCTACCTCCTTGGTCACTCCCAGTGGGTGGGCTTTGCGAGGCCCAGGGAGGCCCGAAATGATCGAGCCGCAACAGTGGATCATCGACGAGCTGCGCAGGTTCGACCCTACGCTGACGATGGTCTACAACCCGAACTGGATGGAAAACTGGGACAAGGAGCGCGACTGCTACGACGACGACACCCGGTACTTGATCGCCCAGGTCTACGTCGAAGCCGAGGGCCTCGGTGGTGGGTATTGGCACTTCAAGCGTGTTTGGTTCCCGATTCTGCCGGCAGGCCGGAACGGCGGACAGGAGTGGGACCGCCGCTGGCTGCAGATACTGCGAGAGAACCACATTTCGTCCGACTCATGGGATCCCATGGTCGACATTCGGGCCAAGCAACGCGAGGCGGACGAGCGCTGGGAGAACTACATCGAGGACTACGTGATTGACCGCGGACACTGGATGATGAAGCGGCAGTACAGGGACCACCGGATTCCGGGTGTTCGCGACCCAATGCGCAAAATCTACGAACAGGAAGACCGAACCGGCGAAGTGTGGACGCCTGACTTCGGCAACGATGGGTTCACGATACCATGGGCATGACCGGCCCCGAAATGCTGCAGGAGCTTCGCGATCAGCTCAACGAGCCAGTGGCGAACTTCTGGTCCGACGCTCAGCTATATCGGTATCTGACGCGGGCCGGCAGGGATCTGCTGTCAGCATGGCAACGCCGACACACGGTGATGTACTCCACCACAGGGGAATACACCTATCCGGCAGCAACCACGAACGTCATGTCAACCATCGGTTCCGGCGATACAGTGCCGACCTACCTCCAGCGCCTTGAGGACATCACCGACGCGGACGATCCAATTGAGCTGGAGCCAGCCGAAAGCCTGGACCACATCGCAGAATTGCAGGTTGCCGAAGGGTCGCCGACGCACTATTGGATTTACGTCACCGAAAGCTCAAGCGTGATGTATATCCTAACTGCCCTGGCCCCGAGGCCAAGTGAGCAAGTGACGCTGCGCGCGTTCTACACGCCGGACTGGCGCAACCTGACCATCAGTGCATCGACGACCGACACGCTTTTGATGCCGCAACACGAGTCGGCCATCATCCTCAAGGCGGCAATACGCGCTTCGATGCAGGACCAAAACAACGCCCTGACTTCCGAGTTGCGGCGTGAGTTCGCACAGGCCGAGCGAGAGGCTCGCCTGATGGAAATGTCGCAGCAGGGCACCGATGGTGTCCGCTACGACTATAGCGACTTTTGATTGAGGCCCCAAAGGCCCACGGCCAAGAGCCAAGGGAGAGGACATGAGCTACGAAGACGTCATGGTGGACAAGCCGCGCTTGTTGGTCAACCCGAACGACGGTCGCCCGTTCAAGGCGACCGTCTACGACAACGGCAAGCGGCACGACATCAAGTTTGAGCCGTTCAGGCGCAAGCGCATGCCGAGCCACATGGCGAAGCAGGTTCTGTCCTTCGCCGCCGAGTCGAAGCGCATGGCGGCTATCCAGGCCCAGGCCGAAGAAGATCAGTACCGGGAATTATCGAGCAGGAAGGACGACTTGGGCGCCATCGCCTTGGCGAAGCGCAAGTTCGTCAACCCCGACGACGGCCTGCCACCCAAGACCCGGCCGTGGCCCTACGACCCGGTGGTGGACTTGACCACCAAAAGTGGCATGGCCGAGTTCGAAAAGGCCATCAAGGAGTACGGCAAGGACGTGGACCTCGAGGAGGACGACGTCCGCGAGCGGGAAGAGATCGCGATGCCCAAGTTCGGCATCGCGCCCGAGGTCGACTGGGACAAGATGGACATCTACAACTGGGTCATCGCCGAGGGCGGAACCGCCTCGACGAACCAGGACATCGAGCCCCTGTATGACCGAGCGTTTCGCATCGTGAGGCGCCTGTCCGAGCGGCTCGCGAAGCGCAACGTCGTGCTGTGGGACACGGAGTTCGATTGCCCGGTGCGCTTCAACGCCGACCGGGACCGAATTCTGTGGCCGAAGGAGAAAGTTCGCGACGCCAAGGCGCGCAAGAGCCGCGTCGACCCGACCGGCTAGCCAGCCACCGGCCGGGTGGTGAAAACCTGCTGGCAGGAGAGCCCCCGTGCCGGACATCCGCCCTGTCAAGATTAGCGGGCGCCCTGGTGGCATTTACCAGGGGCCAAACCCGCCGTCGAATACGGTCGAAGACATGTGCAACATCGACCTGTCGCGGGGGACGTGGGCGACGAGGCCGGGCACGAAAAGGTTGCTCGACATCTCAGCGTATCCAGACAGAGTGGCCCACCTTACCGAATACATGGCCGACAATCGGTATGCTTCGCACGATTTTTACGACAGCGACCCAGTTTCGGTTCGTGGTTGCATTTTGGCAATCACCACATCGAGCGCATTTCAGTACATGGCCGAGCTTTTCAACCCGGCCGAGAAGGCCAGGACCGTCGGAGTCCTGCCGGACTCGCAAAAAAACGCCTACCACTCGACCTACCAGTCGGCTAGAATGCTGCGCAGGAACTACCACCCAGACACCGGGATCGTGACCTACGCCCCTGTGCAGGTTTTCTCCAACGGCATCGACCCGCCGTTTTACTACTACCAGCTGCCCGACAGCACATCGGACATGGCGGATCTGGATAGCATTTCAAGCGATGACGCCGGCTTGTCGGCGCTTGACTTGGGTACACTGGATGAGCCGCCTAAGGGTGCTGTTCTTGCTGTGTTCCAGGGCTGCCTTTTCATGGGCAACACTGAAGAGGGAACCAACGTCCTGCAGTGGACCGGGTTCGATGCGGCCGGCATTCCAGTTTGCAATTTCTGGCCCGCCGGTAGGTTTTTGGCTATCGGGACGGCAGGCGAAACCATCACCGACCTGGTGCCATACAAGGACGTGCTTCTTGTGTTTACAGACCGTCAGGTCTACGTTTTGTCCGGGTCTGGCGTCGATTCGCAGTACCGGCTTGATCCGCTCTTTGCTGATGCTGGAGCGCTGCCGCGATGTGCGGTGAATGTCGGTGACTCGGTATTTTTCATGGACCACGGCGGCGTTTACAGGACAAACCTTGCCAAGACGGTCAGGGTGTCCCACCCGGCGCTCAATGACTTGTGGCCAGGACTGCGGACAAATAGCGAACACAACGCGGCTTTTTATGACCCGGAGCGGCAGCAGGTGTATTTTTCGACCACCTGCGGGTCAAACGGAATTGGTGTTGGCCCCTACCCAGACATCGTCCTTGTTTACCATATCCCAAGCGGATCTTGGTCACGATGGGGCTCCTGGTCTGGTTCTTCTGGATACGACCCGGATAGCCACATCGCCATGTGGCACGGTCTGGTGTCGCACTCCATGTTCGACAATCCGAAGTTTGTGTTTTGCTCTGAGGACTGGGTTGTGCACCTGGATGGGCCGGCAGACTTCTCAAGCCATCCGACCTTTAGCAGCTACGATATCTATTGGTTCATCAAGACCCACCGCTATTTCGCGGACGACGACCACGACAAACTGCTGCGCTACGGGCTGGTGAAGGCAACCAAGACCGGAGATTGGGACCTCTACATGCTGGCCTACACCGACCAGGACGACACCCTGGTCCACGCACTGCGGCGCAAGGCGGGGCAGAAGTGGACGTTCATCGCCGATGAGGCCGCGAGCGACGCGCACTTCATTGCGCCGGTGACGGCCGGGTATGACTTCCGCACTCCGGATGATGGCCCGGTGGACGTGCTGGATATTCGCACCTTCCGCAAGTTGGTTGATTCGCACGGCCTGGCGACGGCCGGCCTGGGTCGCATCAAGTTTTCGAGTGCTTACTCCCACACCAGCTACGGCGACGGACACCAGCTGGTGATGCAAGAGGACGTGGCCGACATGGGCATCGAAGATATGGGCGCCGAGTCCATGTTTGCCGCCTCTTCGGCCAGTAGCTACGCGGTAGACTTCGCCGGACCCATAATCAACAACACGGCGCCGGGGTATTTCGAGCAGCCGCGGGCCGAGGAGATCAACGCCCCGACAAACATCGTCGCAAAGCATTTCGGGCTTTGGCTGTCGGGTGATACAATACCCATGGAGATCGAAGGCTGGGCCCTGTGGGTCCGCCCGCTGAGAACACTGAGGCCGAGATGACGCAGCCATACGGAGAATCAAGAGGATCGAGCCACGCGCCAGGCGCATGGAAGCGTGGCGTCGAGCAGCAGTTGGACAAGATCCATCTTGGGCCGTGGCGCATCCGCTACTCGCGGGATGGCGACGTGCTGCAGTTCCAGGTCATGGACCAGAGCCAGACGCGCTACGTTTCGGTGTTTGAAATCAGCCGCGGTGGCAACATCCGAGCCGAGGGGTTCAGCGACACCTTCGCCGATCTGACCGATTACGGGAGGACGTGATATGGGCACCTTTAGCGTTTCGCATGTGACTGCTGGTCAGGTCATCACGGCGTCGGTTTTCAACAACCTGATCGACCAGATCGACAACCTGAACAACATCGGTTCGTCGAACTTTCCGGCGACCACGGCGGTGGTCGCGAATGCCAACCTCAAGAACCCGAACTCCCTGCTGGTTGTCGAGCTGAAGGCCCATTCCGTGGCAGCCGGCGCCACCATGTCATCGGCCGGCTCCTCAGTCCAGGCGCGCAACGCGGTTCTTTACGCCAGCGGAGCGCAATTGGTGGGGGCGATGTATACCGTCACTTCCGTGAAGACCGGCTGCTCCGTGGCCAGAAGCCGCCTGTGGGTGAATAACAGCACCGCCATCGCGGCATCGATTTCGCATGGATCTGTCGGGTCACCGATCTACGCCACCATGCAGTCGGCGTTTACGACCAGCTCGTTTTCGTCGAAGGACACCATCGAACTCAAGAACACGGCGACCGGCGGTGCAATCAAGGGCATCAACGTCTCGCTGTACTTCAAGGTGCCTCATAAGTCATAGGAGGGGCCATGCCGTCGGACTACATCAAAAACGCCATCTACGGCAAGTTGAGCAAGGGCAGCCAGGGCGCTTCGCCGAAGTCGCCTTCGCCGTCCGCACAGCCAGCTTTGGGCTCGACCAACCCGGCCGCCACGCCAGCGGTTGAGTCCGCGGCGGGCATCGCCAGGCCGGCCGTTGTGCCCCAGATGGGTGGCATGCCATCGCAGCAATCTCCTCCGGCAACTCCGGCTGGCGGCAACGGCGAGGCGGGCTCGTTTCTGCAGTTCGCCAACATGCCCACCGCGCAGCCGGGCTACGC